TTGCAGTATTTCTAAAACCAGTTGTAGATAAGGAGAGTATTATGGAAATGAAACCAGTAAAAATTCAAGCAGAAGTTCAATGGGCTTTCTTTGACCGAGTCAATGAGATGAGTGGCAAGTTCCAATGCGACTTAGCCAATCTTTCAGACAACGCTGTTCAGGCGTTGGAGGCTATCGGTCTTGCACCACGCAAGCGTGAGGACAAACCTGAGAAGGGTTGGTTCTTGACTGTGAAGTCAAACTACGCTATCCAGCCGTACGATAAGTCTGGCAATGAAATCAAAGATACTGTTGGCAATGGTTCTAAAGCAATTGCACTCATTAAGCCTTACGAGTGGAAGTGGAAGAACAAGAATGGTGTCTCGGCTTCATTAGCAAAGATTGTTATTACTGATTTAGTCAAGTACAGCGCCGAGGGCGTTGATGCTGACGAAAACATGGATGATGACATCCTGTGATAACAGCGCTGATTGACGCTGATTCGTTAATCTATGCAGTAGGCTTCTCTAGCAATGATGTAGAGGAGTCTATTGCAGTTTCACGACTTGAGCAGACAATGGTTGAGTTGTGTATGGATTTAGATTGTGAAGACTATAAAGGATTCCTGACCGGTAAAGGTAACTTTCGAGATGAATTAGCCGTTACTGCGCCCTACAAAGGACAACGCACTTCAGAGAAACCTGTGCATTTTCAAGCACTTAGATGTCATTTAGTCACATCATGGGGCTTTACTGTCGTTAAAGGAATTGAAGCCGACGATGCCGTTGGCATTGCTGCTTATGCAGTGCCTGAAGACGAAACCATCATGGTGCATATTGATAAGGATTTAAATCAGTTACGAGGCTGGCATTACAACTATCGTAAGAAACAAAAGTATTATGTCTCAGAGTTTGAAGGCTTGGTAGCTTTCTACACACAGATACTTACTGGCGATAGGATTGATAATATCATTGGATTAAAAGGCATTGGTCCTGTTAAGGCAAAGAAGATATTAGCAGACTATACCAATGAAACAGAATTGTATAAAGCCGTTCTCAAGGCGTATGACGGCGATGAAAAGCGTGTATTAGAAAATGGACAACTACTGTGGTTACAACGAAAGGAACACGAACTGTGGCAACTACCCCAGATATAATTCAAATCTCATGGATTGATGCCGTCGCTGATTCCGGATGGGAAGAGAAAGTAAAAGCAGAGATTCACCAGTGCATTACTGTTGGCTTTCTTGTTCACGAAACAGATGAAGCCATCTGCATTGCATCGACTTGGTCAGACACCGAAACCAATGCTCGGATGCACATTCCCAAAGCATGGATTAAAGATAGAAAGGTATTGAATGAAGCCACAGTCAGCGAAAGCAAAGGGACGAAACCTGCAAAAGTGGGTAGTAAGCGAGTTGCTAAAAAGGTATCCGCAACTAAGCGAACTCGACTTACGCAGTTGTCCGATGGGCAGTCATGGGGAAGATATAGTGATGTCTCAGTTGGCGAAGGACGAAATACCAGCCTCAATTGAATGTAAATCATTAGCCAAGGTTGCAGTGTACAAGTATTATGAACAGGCAAAATCGCATGGCAATTATGAACCAATTGTAATCGTCAAGCAGAACGGCAGTAAACCTTTAGCAGTAATCGATGCAGAAGTATTATTTAATTTAATGGCAAGACCTTAGAAAGGAAATATGATGGACGACAATACTTATCGTTTTAGTTTTGAGTCAGGATATGACAACAGAGACGATGGCTACGGCTATCCTAAGCAGCGCACAGTTGAGGTTAGTGTGTCTCATGACGAGACGGCAGAGTGGACTTCGGTCATGCTTGACTTTGCAGACTTCCTTAGCAGTATTTATGGCTATGATGTCAAGAACAAACTGAGATTTGTAGATTATGGTGGTGGTTCAGTACGAGCGCAAGAGTACAACATTGACCCATCACAATCAGAGTTTAAGTTTGATGACGAGGAATGGTCTTGAAAATCCTCCTGCTTGATATTGAGTCAAGCCCGAACACAGCTCATGTGTGGGGTCTTTGGCAACAGAATGTCAGCATCAATCAGTTGATGGAGTCTTCTTATGTCTTATGCTATGCAGCTAAGTGGCTGGGACAAAAGGATGTACTGTTTGATTCTGTACACCAATCACGACCCAAGACAATGCTGAAAGGAATTCATGGGCTTCTCAACGATGCAGATGCTGTGGTTCACTACAATGGTACTAAGTTTGATATTCCTACTCTTAACAAGGAATTCTTACTACATCGTTTTAATCCACCATCGCCTTATAAACAAATTGACCTACTGCGTGTTGTTCGTAGCAACTTTAGGTTTCCTAGTAACAAGCTGGACTATGTAGCACAGCGTTTAGGACTCGGTAAGAAACACGAACACGAAGGACATGAGTTGTGGGTCAAGTGCATGAACGGAGATAAAGATGCTTGGAAGCGTATGGAGAAGTACAATATACAAGATGTCGTTTTACTTGAGTCGTTGTACGGCACTCTTCTTCCTTGGATTAAGTCTCATCCTAATCACAATCTCTTCTTGGATGGACACCATTGCCCTAACTGTGCTTCGACGAATCTGCAAAAACGAGGCACTGCTATATCTACTACAGGAGCGTATCAACGCTATCAATGCCGAGATTGTGGAACTTGGTCACAAGGAACGAAATCAATGAAAAAGTCAGCAGAGGTAAAATACTATGGATGATAACCCAATCGCAATGCCACACCCTTATGGATTTGTTAAAGAACAGACACTTAAAGAATTAATTGATAAATATCAAGTAGGTATGGAAGACTCCGGTGATGTTTTGGCTAGGCAGGTTGGTGGAAACCATTACAAAAAAGCTCACCAGCCTTGGGAAATCATTGAAGAATGGGGACTTGACTACTGGGCAGGAAATGTGGTAAAATATGTCCTTCGCTATAAATTTAAGAATGGAGTTGAAGACCTAGAAAAAGCCCGACACTACTTAGACTACCTTATTCAGAAAGAGAAAGATGCCATTACTGCTGCACGAAATTAAAGAGCGTCTTAAAGACTTGGACGAAATCACACTGCTAGAGTTGTTAGATATTAGTAGTGAAGAAATCGTCCAAATGTTTTCTGATAGAATTGAAGAATACGCCGATAAACTAGAACAGGAAGTTAAATAATAATGACAGAATATAAGATGAGTCCCTACAATACCTTTATTGCTAAATCACGATACAGTCGCTATCTTGACGATAAAGGTCGCAGAGAACACTGGAGTGAAACAGTAGCACGATACTTTGACTTTATGACACAGCATCTCAAGACCAAACAGAACTACACACTATCGCCTGAGTTACGCAAAGAATTAGAAACTGCTGTTGTTAATCTAGAAGTAGTACCATCCATGAGAGCTGTGATGACAGCAGGACCAGCGCTAGAGCGTCAGAATGTCGCAGCATTTAACTGTTCGTATTTACCAATCGATGACCCCAAAGCCTTTGACGAAGCAATGTACATTCTTCTGTGTGGCACTGGTGTCGGCTTTTCTGTGGAGCAACAATATGTTTCTAAACTACCTGAAGTCCCAGAGCAGTTGTTTTCTAGTCAGACTACTATTGTTGTGTCGGATTCTAAAGAAGGATGGGCTAAATCACTTAGACAGCTCATTGCTTTATTGTATTCTGGTGAAGTTCCAAGGTACGACTTATCCAAAGTTAGACCTGCCGGAGCTAGACTCAAAGTATTCGGAGGTCGTGCTTCTGGACCCGGACCTTTGGAAGAACTTTTTAAGTTCACTATTGCCAAGTTTAGAGGGGCAGTTGGTCGTCGTTTGTCGTCCATTGAGTGCCATGATATTCTGTGCAAAATCGGGGAAGTTGTTGTTGTGGGTGGAGTCAGACGGAGTGCAATGATTTCCTTGTCTGATTTGTCAGACGACAAGATGGCACACGCTAAAGCAGGTAACTGGTGGGATGGTCAAGGACAACGAGCCTTAGCCAATAACTCTGCCACCTATGCCGAAACACCTAGTATCGGTCAGTTTATGCGTGAATGGTCAAGCATTTATGAATCACATTCAGGTGAGAGAGGAATCTTTAATCGTGAAGCATCTCAGAAACAGGCAGCAAAGAATGGTCGCAGAGACGAAACCTATGCTTTTGGCACTAATCCTTGTAGCGAAATTATTCTTCGTCCTTATCAGTTTTGTAATCTTTCCAGTTGTATTGTGCGTAGCTACGATACTGTATCTACCTTGGAGAATAAAATCCGCTTGGCAACGATTTTGGGTACATTCCAAGCATCGCTAACAGACTTTCCTTACCTGCGTAAGATTTGGGAAAAGAACACCAAGGAAGAGGCGCTATTGGGTGTCTCAATGACTGGCATCTGCGACAATGAGCTATTGAACAACCCCGATGATGAAGACTTGCCTGCTCGATTGGAGAGACTAAGAGATGTTGCTATCACTACTAACATTGAATTTGCTGCAGCTATTGGTATTAATCAGTCTGTGGCGGTTACTGCTATCAAACCAGAGGGAACAGTTTCTCAGCTTTGCAGTACTGCTTCTGGGATTCATCCTCAACATAGCAAGTATTACATACGCCGTGTTCGGGCTGATAACAAAGACCCACTAACACAGTTTATGCTCTCCTCTGGCTTTGTTGGTGAGCCTTGCTATCTCAAACCAGACTCTACTACTGTCTTTAGCTTTCCTGTAAAGGTAGACGATGGTGGGCTATTGCGTGAAGACTTAACTGCTATTCAGCACTTACGATTATGGTTGCTCTTCCAACGGCACTACTGTGAACATAAACCATCTGTCACCATCTCAGTGCGTGAGGATGAGTGGATGGATGTTGGGGCGTGGGTGTATCGCCACTTCGATGAAGTAACTGGAGTGTCTTTCCTACCGATGGATGGTGGCACTTACAAACAAGCACCTTACGAGGAGTGTGACGAGGAGACTTATAACAAGTTAAAAGCCTTAGTTCCCAATGCCGTAGACTGGGAGAACTTCAAAGAGTATGACGATAATGTGGAAGGCGCTCAGATGTTAAGTTGCACTGCTGCGGAAGGCTGTAGTATTTAATATGGGCGACACGACTAAGTATAAAGTCGAGGACATGATAGGCAAGTCATTTAATAAGTGGCTTGTCCTGTCGTTCTCTCATAAAAGTAAATCAGGAAATTGGTTCTATTCGTGTAAATGCGAGTGTGGTACAGTCTCCTCTGTCTCTGCAAGCAATCTCCGAACTGGTGGTTCTAAGCAGTGTAAAAACTGCTCAGGTAAACAGAACGGTAGACGAGGTATTTACGCACAGAATGAAGGTTCTGATTTATATGTGATTCGCTGTCAAACCTATTACAAAATAGGAACAACAAAGAACATAGTAGAACGAGTCCGTACTATTAAGGCAGGAAATCCGTTTGAACTAGAAGTGGTGTACTACGGACTAGGTAAAGGCGAGATGGAAGAATACTGGCATCAACACTTTAAAGACAAACACCATGCCGGAGAATGGTATTGTCTAGATGAAAATGATATTGATATTATTAACACTAGAGGCTGTGAGATATGACAACAAGAACTTTAAACTATAAAGTTACATTTAGGTCAGCAGAACATTTAACTTGTGATGAGTACATTCTTGAACCCATCTACTTTTTAAAAGGTTTTTCTGAGTTATTTGAAGAATATTCAATTAAATATCCTTTTCACCTTTCGGTAACAATAGACAAAGTACAAACTCAAATCTTTTCTGATGCTTTTATGAGATTAGAACCGATAAAGTTAAGTGAGATTTAACCCCTAGGTAGTATCTTTATAGCCCCGCTTCGGCGGGGTTCTTTTTGTTATAAAGTATCAATAAATACCGACAAAATGTATCGTATATTACACAAAATTCCTAGTGCCATTCTTGTCAATAATTAGGGCTTGTCTACGGGGCTTATCAGAAGTAGTGTTAGGAACGCTTATATGAGTCCAAGAGCCGAATTCTTCGATGATTTGGTCAAAGGGTATGTCCGATGCCAAACACGCCTCTACGACCTGTTTAGGGGTCATTCCGGGGACTCTTAAATCAGCAGCACAACCTATCCTATGTTGGCTAGTGTCCTTGCTACCGACAGAGTCATTGACGGGTTTAGACCTAAAGCCTGAATTAATCATGATAGGCTTGTTTAGAAGACTTCTAACTTGCTCTAGCAAAGCTGCTAAGCGAGTCAGATTAGCAATCTCGGTAGCGTTAGGAGTATTATCTAGGTTCTTACGCTCTGCTACTTCTGAGTGGGTTAGTTCTTCTAGGGTGAAATTAGGGCTTAGGTTCATCTTTGCCTTTCTTCATATCCATTATCTTCTCCAGCGTACGACCACCGAAGTAGAAAGACATAATCAACATCCCCCATTGACCTAAAAGTTCAACATAGTTGTTGTTGACTTCTATGTCCCATGCTGACATCGTAGCGAATGCTGAATAGACAAACAGAATAAACACTAGAGTCATGGGTCGTATGTTCTTAGACAGCCAAGAGTCCGAAGCCATATCTGCTTCGTGTCGTTTAGTAAGTTCTTGTGCTTCAATATTATCAGCCTGTAACTCAGCTAGTTTGCCTTCTTGTTGCATCTGCAGTAGCTCTTTCTGAGCTTTAGCCTTTGCTTCAGGGTCAGGAATGAACTTATCCAAGACCTTCATACCTACATCAAATAGCGCCATTAATGGTAACATTATTGTTTATACCCCCAAGTTAAATACCAAGCAATGACCGCAGCCACCGCATAGCACATGAACATTGCTCTACGAACCTTTGCCAAATCATGTTGAAACTCTTTAGTAAGTTCATTATCTTGTTTCTCTATCTTTTGTTTAATGGATTCGATTTCACTCCAGCGTTTAGCGCCGTGCTTCTTAATGAAATCAGCTTTGACTTTAGCTTCCTCAATACGGATGGTTTCTTGGCGTTGCCATTCCATCATTGCTCTCTTGAAGTACTGCTCTTTAAAGACCTGTGTTTCTTTTATCTGCCGTCTACGCTCTAAGTCTTTCTGCTGTGCTACTGCTGCTGCGTCTTTCTGTACATCGGTAATGCTCTTGGTAATGGACTTACTAGCCTCACGACTAGCATCCATACTACTAGTTACGGATTTTGCTCCTTCGATAAAACCAAATTGGTCGGACATGGCTCATGTTCTTATTGTTGTTCTTGTAACAATCGTTTAAGTTCATCGTCAGATAAAGACTCAATTGAAACTGTGCCAGTTTGTGGCTGTGCGTTTACAGCTTCTTTTGGAGCCTGCTCAACAGACAGCATTGGACCTCCACGAACTGCTGCAATTCCAACAGCTTTACCAATTACTTTAGTTGCATCTGTAATAGCGCCTAAAGTTGTTCTACCTTTAGCTAATTTTAACAAAGCATCTTTTGAATCAGGATTAAACAGGAGAGCAGAGAAGTCTGCAGAATTAGTTATTTTATCTCTAATCACATCTGTTAATTCTTTAGTTGCGTTAGCTAACTGTGTATTACCACCAAGTGCTTTTGTGGTTGCATAAGCAGTGCTGCCAGCCATTCCTGTTGCTGCGCCACCAGTTTCGCTTTGAACAGCACGACGCATATAATTCAATACTAATCTTGCATCGTTTAATTCTTGTTTAGTTTTAAATAAGAAATTAAAATCATTCTCTTTCTTATTCAGTTCTTTTAATGCAACATCAATATTAAACTCAGGCGCAGTTGCAGCAGCTCCAGTTGCTTTTGACTTGTTTAAAATATCATCAAATGTTGAGCGTCTAATTGTGTCTAGAATTGCAGATGCTTCTGGATTGTTTTGTAAGACATCAATTAAAATTGCTCGTTGTGATTCAGGAGCTGTTTTTAATTTAGTAATAACTTGTTCTGGTACTAAATCAGTAGCTCTTTCAACATCAAATGCTTTTACTAATGGACGATTAGCAAACTCTTCAATTCTTTGAATATTACCTGCAAAGTTATCACGAGCCTGTACGAGTTTGTCTGCGCCGGGAACTCCGCTTTGAATTGCATCATCGAGTGCTTGTCTGTACCCACGCAAGACATCAAGGGAAATTGCTTTAGCTTGTCCGGGAGCAACTCCTTCAAATATGTTGCCTTTACCAAAATCTGCTTTGCCGCTGTAAGCAGCTTCACCCCACGCTGCTAAGTTCTTTTGTAATCTATCAATACTGATTTTCTGAGCTTGAGCAGGTGTGCCGGGAACAATCTTAACATCTAAAGGCTGTCCTGTTGGGCCCATAATAGCGCTAGGTGTTACTGAAGCAGGGACTTCTGGAATAGTAAATTCATCAGCAATTCTGCCTAATGCACTGCGTAAGCCATCAAATCCGGGTGTTTCTGGTGGAATGCCTTGTAGACGAGTCTGTACCACATCCAATACAGGTTGTGTATCAATCTGTCCACCAGCTCTTTTAGCAGCATTAAAGTCTTTGCTTGCATCTGAACGCAATCTTGTAGACAACGCTTTTCCATAGTTCTGAAAAGATGTCAATACAGACTTTGTTAAATCTTCAGGATTTAATGTCTTTTGAGTAGACCGAGTAAATAAATCATCTAAATAAGTCTGTACAGATTCTGCTTGTTGGCGAAAGAATCCCGGAGCTTCGGCAGCTTTTGGAGAAGCAGCGACACGAGCTTCTGTTGCTAATTGCTGTCTGCTTAAAGTAAGCTGTCCGGGTGTCATTGGACCAACATTTAATAATGCTTGTGTTTCAGACACAGGCGGGAACGCTCCTTGCGGACGCATTGCTGCACTTTGAATACTAGTAAATCCGCCTTTAGCAGCATAAGGACTTATTTGAATTGCTGCTTGACCAAAAGGAGATTCTGTTATTAATGGTGCAGCAGCGCCTAGAGTACCAGCAACAGCAAACTCTTTTGCAGGAGCAGCGACACGACCACCGCCAAACAAACCGGGAACACCAACGGCTGTTAACGCAGCAGCAGGTGCGCCAGCAGCGGCAATATTGTATGGCGTTGTATAAGGAGCAGACTGTAAATTTATACCAGTTAAATCTTTAATACCTTTTAAAATTGTACTTGGTTCAAAAGCTGCTGGATTTTTATCAGCCTTTAAGTAATTATAAAGACTTTCATAACCACCAATTAAATCAACAATTCCCTTAGCGGAACCCTTTGCAACAGACTCAAGAGTGTTTTTTGCAATATCTGTAAACGAAGTTGGACTAGTGTCTAATACTGACTTTTCAGCGTAGCCAATATATTCATTATTTGCTAACTTGCGTTTAATTTCATCAACAGATAAATCAGAAATATTAGCCATTATTTCTTACCTTGTCTTTTTTCTAATTCAGCTTGTAGTTCTTCACGAGTAAACTGTGGTTTAGACGCTGGAGGAGCAAGAGTTTCTCTTGGTATCTTATAATCAAAACCACCAAGACCTTTATTAGCCCGACCATAGTTTTCCAATCTTGTTGTCTCATCAACAATAAGTTTGTTTTTATCTATCATGTAACTAATAAGTTGTCTACGGGCTTCAGGGCTAGTTTCAAGCTGTGGGATAAGTGCTTCAATAAATCTGCGGTCTTCGTTAGAAAAGCCAGCACCAAGTTTACCGCCCAGTGTTTGAAATATAACATCTTTAGCAACTTTGTCATATTGTTGTGAAGTTGCAATTCTGTTAACATCGGAAGGAGATGCTAATCCAAGAGTAGCTAGTAAATTAGCTGCGCCAACACGACCAGTTGCTAGTGTACCACTAATTAATTCTTGATTGTTTAATGAGTTTAATTTTTGCAATGAACCAATAGTAGACAAAGCAGTCGCTCTTGTCTTCATCGCTTCGGTTACTGTTTCTGCATCATTCTTACCGAGTTGTTCAACAAACTTAGTTTCGCCTTTAGCGTCAACACTAATGTTTTGTTTTGTTGTAAATCGACTGTAAGGAGAACCTAGCATTCTAAGAACATTACCATCTTTATCAACAACAGCTTTTTGAACTAGTTCAGTACTTCCGGGAACGCCAATTTCTTTAATCTCACGACCCATCAAGCGAACTTCTTCTTGTGTCTTTCCTAATGCAGCGCCCCGTTGTGCTTGACCCTGAGCCACCATAATAGCCTGTCTTGCACCAGCAGCGTCTCCTTGTTGATTCAGGAACTGAGCCATTTGTACCAACCCTTCAGGAGTGCTAGTATCAAACTGTTTAGCCGCTCGGTCACGCAAAGACACTAATTGCATTGTTGGGGATTGTACTCCAGCTAAACCACGCAGTTCTTGACCTGCTGCAGTGCCAAACATTCCAGACAAACCAGCAAGACCACCAAAAGGATTCTGTGTGCCAGCAGCGCCACTAAAACGCTTATAAGCAGCTTCTTGCTGTCCTAGCTTTTCTGCTTCAGCAATGGCTAAGGTATTAGGAAATAAACCACTAACAATACTTAGTTCTTCTTTATCAAACATATCTGCCATGATTATTCCTTATGCTAACCAATTGTTTAGTACATAGTTACCAGCTTGTTGTAGGTACGGACTCACTCCTGTAAGCAATCCTTGAGCTTGTCCCAACTGACCAGACGCACCAGCAACATTACCATATAGTTGTGTCTGAGCAGCACCTTGAGCGCCTGTTAAGCCATATAGACCTGCTCTGGCTCCTGCAGTGGATGCTTGAGTACCTAAACCAGCACCTAGGGTTAATGGTTGCTGTGCCATCGTCTCTAGTCCACCAGCCTGAGTAAACAGATTTGTACCAGTAGCGATGCGTTGATTTAATAGATTCTGAGCATAGGTAGGTGCATTAGCAGCTAATGTAGCATCTTCTCTTGCGAGTGCATTGTAGTATGCCGCCATCTCAGGATTTGTAGCCATCAATCCAGCAGCGTCGGGAGCATAACCAGCTACAGTTCCGCCAGTAGCAAGACCAGTAGTGCCACGCTGGAACTGACGATTACGCAACTGTGCTAGTTGTTGCTCACGACTTGGTGCTAGTAATCCTTGTTGCTGTGCAATATATTGCTGTTGTAATGCTGCTGTATCTGCAGTAGTTGGTAGTGCTTCAGCACCTAGACCAAACAAACGCTGACGCTGTGCAGCAACTTCAGGAGTAGCTGTGTAGCCAGCAGAGGTTAACTGTCCTGTTGTGGGGTCAAATTGGAACTGTGATTGACCGAATGCAGTGGTGACACCAATTGGTTTAAATGTTGCAAACTGTTCTGCTCTTTGCGTTGCAGCTCGTTGCTGTTCCGCAGATTGCTGCGACGCAGATAATATCGCTCGACGAGCCGCATCAGACAAGAAATAGTTAGCACCAGCACCGAGTAAACCACCCTGTGTACCAGCTCCGCCAGCGCCACCAGCGCTACCGCCTCTGGAACCTAACAATGCTCTCAATGCTTGTGTACCAAACTGTTTAGCATAATCAGTTAATGTTTTAGTATCAAAGCCAAGAGACTGTGCAGCTTGGATGTCAGCACCAGAAGACAAGACAATGTTACCTTGAGCGTCTTGAATAATATCGCCTAGTTCACCGGGGATAATGTTAGGGTTTCCACCCATATTGAAGTCTTCGCCAGTGCCAACATTTGGATTAAATTCACCAGTAAACGGATTTAACATTCCGCCACCAGTTGCAAAATCATTTATATTGCCAATCCCTAGTTCTTGATAAGTTGGTCCAAATAGTTCATCCATACCTGTACTTCCTGTATTTGTTTGATTGAATAATCCTGCTCCTGCGTCTACGGCTGCGTTGACACCCGAACTAATACCAGCACCAGTAACACCTGAGATTAAACCTGTTACTGGGTCTCTTCCAGACAATAATGCACTGGTTGCACCGCTAGTTCCGCCTTGTGCTAAGTTACCAACTAACTGTGAGCCTGTCTCTCCTGCAACCGCACCACCGACTTGACCGCCTACTTGACCAGCAGCGTATGATACTGCAGCATCTCTAGCGATGTCTTCAATATCTTTGCCTTGTGCTGCAGAAATACCAGCACTAGCAACAGCAGACCCTAACGGACCGCCAACATAGTAAGCCCCTAATTTGATGGCTGTGTTAACAGGGTCATCAATAACTGGTTGAATGACTGCATTGTCAATGATTGCACCAGCATCACCGATAAAGCCACCAACATCTTCTACAGCGCCTAAGAGACCACCACCGCCACCTGAAGTACCAAGTACATCAGAGATTGGGTCTGTTATTGCCGATACAAATCCGCCTCCGCCACCCATTATTTAAACTCCAGTGACCATGCAAACGACTTACCCTTCTTCTTTACTTCTACAGGTAAGTTCATCTTTTGCATCATGGTTATTAATTTATAATTATCTGTCTCAGATACTAGCTTCTTGATACCAGCTTTCTTTACCGCATCAATACCGACCTTCATTGCGCCTAACAGCATATTAGGAGTATCTAGTGTATACATATGCACTTCTAATACGCCGGGTTCTTTACGAATACCGACAAACACAGTGTTGTTGTGTCTAACAACTACTGCTTTTTCTTGTTTAATCAATAGGGCTAAACCTTTTAAGAACTTGTCTTCTTGTTTAGTAAAGCCACCACGCTCTAGGTCTTTACGGATAATCTCCGTAGCAGACATCTGTTTGTCGATAATCTCTGCCATATTAGAATGTACCGCCATCCACTGAAGCAGCAGTTAATGCGCCTGTAACATTTAATGTACCTGCAATGGTCTGATTACCTGTAACAGCAACTGTCACAGCCGTAAGAGTACCTGTAAAGGTGGGAGAGGCTAAATCAGCCTTACTGTTTACTGCAGTTTGAATCGCTGCAAACTCAGTATTAATCTCTGTTCCACGAACTAGTTTTAATGGATTACCAGACGCTAGTGCATCTTTGGATGCAAAGTCTGTTGCTTTTGTGTAGTTACTCATAGTGTTTTCCCGCCTTTAACAAAGACATCTACCTTTTGGATAGATACTGCATTATCATCAATATCTGTTTCAAATCCGAACTGTAATACTTTACCTGTGCCACCAGCATTTAAGTTTAAGTTAAATATAATGATGCTACCAGAATAGTTGCCAATATTATACTCTCCAATGCCATACTCTGCAATCGTTGTTGGGTCTACAGTAATCGTAGAAGACTGATAAGCCTTCTTAAAATCAAAGTCCCATTTCAGAGTAATATCTTGGTTCTGTGCGCCCAAGACAAGCATTTCTACTTTCTTTAGGATTTTGGATACGGTTGGTTGCTGGAAGTCAAAATAGCTGGAATAGTAAACCATGCGGTAAGTACTGCCATTATCGTTGTATCCGTTATACAGCCCAACATATCCCGCTTTCCCGATAAGAAATTGTCTGCTTGCAGTTGTGCAAAACGCTGTAGGTGTGATACTAGTCCAAGTTGTTGTTCTAGCAGACCCATCTTGTAACGCTCCTCTCATATCAAAACAATAAGCAATATCATCTTCTGAAAAGGACAGAATATATGCTGCTTCAATGCTGGAATACCCCGACTTAATAGTCTTTAAATCTGAGGTGTTTGTTAACGATTCTAATAACTCATCTCGAACATTCTTAGAAATATCCCGCATTGGCATGGACTTTTCTTGAATGGTTCTAGTAAAACTACGCACTCCGGTAGCAGACAAGAATACAACATCTGTTCCTGTGTTCTGCACAGAATCTCTTGCGATACAACCGATTCCATTAACAGTATCGGCTAATGCTAGGATGGAGGGGTCTTGAGCATTGGCATAGACTACAATGTGGTTCTCACAGAATATAATCAAGAAGCCATTGTGTGACGCTAACGCTACGATAGGGTCGCCATCGCCAACTACTTCAGCAATGTTCAGAGAACCTGAAGTGCCTGTCTGAAAGTTTAACGGGTCTAATAAGTCACTAAAGTAGACTGTTTGTCTATCACCAGCAATATCTGCAGTCCAAATGCGTCCATAAGCGGATAGACAGGTGTTTGGAGTAAATGTACTACTGGTATGTGCTATTGGTGTTACTGGTAGTGTTGCCACATCCGCAAGTATCTTAAACACATACGAACTTGTAACAGCAGAATAACTAAAGTATAGTGCTTTGTGGTCTGCCTGAGTAATCACAGCCCTAGCCCGAACATTGGTAACATCGGGTAACGATGCTACTTGCCAATGACTATTATTAATAGTATAGGTTGCATTAGCGGTGTCGCCACTATTGCGAACTAACTTCTGTGCTAAGGCAGAGCCAGTAGACAAGAATAACTTGTTGTTACCAGCAGCGAATAATTGATTATTGTTTGCTGTGGGTGACAGCATCTCAGCAATGGTTTTAACGGTTGCTGTGCCTAAGTCGGCATTGGTAGGAAGGTATGTAGTCCATCCTTTTCTAGCACCGATACGACCAAACTTGTCAATAATGCAGTTGTTTGCCTCAAGAGCAAAGCCTGCCTCTAGCGAAGTAGGAGCATCTTGAAGATTTAGTCCTGCAAAGCCCGGCGCTGATATTGAAGATGTAACAATCTGTTTGCTCAACTTGGAACCCAATTAGTGTCTTCTACATAACGATTCGACTCTAATGAAATATAGTCAGCCATTAAGTTACGAGCTAAAGCATAGGCTTCGGATGAGGCAAGACCGCCATCTTCACCACGCTCAACTACTGCTCTAGCGTAGGCGTTTAGAATAACAATATCGGCTGGTACTTTGATAATTGTATTATCAGAAGTCAGGATTGCTTGCGGTAATATAACATTGAATCGTAAGGTATATGCTGTGTCTGGAATAGGAAAGACATCGACTAAAGTATCGCCATTAGCGTCTTGTCCATTGAAGTTATAATACTGTGGTGCGCCCTTTTGAGGATTCGTAGGTAAGAACTGCTGTGTCATATAAGACACTGGTGCAAGGCGTAAGAATGTGTCAGAAGTGTCGTTAATGACATTTAAGACACGAAACCGCACACCAGAGCCTGTTAAGACATAACTAAATATATCGGTAGTGGTTGTTGCTGTCAGAGTCTCGGATAAAGCATTCCAGCCATAAGCGGCTTCTACAGACGACTTAGCATCATTGACTAACTCGCCAATCATCTTGCTATAGGCTGTCTCATTAACAGTAAATACTTCATTCTCCCGTAGGCGACGAAGTACGCTATTAACTGCTTGTAAATATGTTGTAGTTGCCATTGTTTAACAATTCCATTTCTTCAAAGCTAATGCTTTGCGTGTTGGTCTACCTTTTTCATCCTGCATTGGACCTTTGACTCCGCCCATCCTTGCACAGAATGACTTACGCCTTCCAGCCGCTTTAGGGGACTTTGCAGCAGCTTTAGCCGAAACTGGGGGTTTGAGGTTAGAACCTTCAGTTCGCTTGAAATAAGCCCTTCCTTTGGCGTTTAAACCACCTTTAGGGTTCTGGTAGACCTTCTTAACCATTATTTCTTCTTCTTAGCTGTTTTAGCAGCATCTTTAAAGTCCTGCGCCGAAGGTGCGCCTTTGCTGCCTACCTTACGCATCTTCTCGCCAGAGCCAGCCTTGATACGACGGCGCTTGGCAGCGATGTTGGCATAGAGACCCTGTTTAGTAGCCACGCATTGCACCCATCTTCTTCATTGGCTTTGCCTTTGGAGCAGTGCTGACTTTAGCGCCAGTCTTCTTAGCGTATGTCTTAGCTTGCTTCTTACCCTTAGTTGTATAGGGAAACTTCTTATCATTGACCATTGGCATATTACTTACCTTTCTTCATTGGTTTAACTTTAGCAGTCTGCAAAGCTATTGCTACAGCCTGCTTCTGTGGACGACCTTCTTTGACCATCTTAGAGATATTCTTACTGATTGTCTTTTGTGATTTACCTTTAGCGAGTGGCATCTATATCTCCTTAAAAGCTATGCTGTGCTGTTGATTTATATTCTTGCTCAAATGTAACAATAACACTTACGGTAGAACCTGTTTCTGACTTTACTCTGAGTTCATCGCCTTCTTCAAAGAAGACATATGACGAACCATTTAATTGTAAGTATGTCTTAGTGCTAAGGTTATATTCTAGTAATATAATAACTTCTGTATTAGCACTCTTATCGTACCACCAAGCACTGAAATGCTTTGTAGACCCACCGCTATTGTGAGCATACAGATTATAAAACCTAGCCGTGTGCTGCTTCGGTACAGTGTACAGCGTTGTTAGCGTGTTAGCGGTAAGGTTTTTACCGACAGAGATTTCTCTCATTTACGAAATACCAAATCAACTATCCAAGTTACAAAACCACCGAATACGGAAGCAGCACCCATAATTGCCCACAAAGACCCTTTAGAGCGTTCAGCCATAGCCACCAATTTCTTGATGTCGGCTTCCATTGTGTTTACTTTGGATTCTAAGTTCTCTACTGCGTGAACTAACTTTCCATATTCTATCGGGTCAATGTTTGCCATTGTTTTATTCCGTTACTGTCTCTGGTTGCACTAGAGATTGCTCTAGCATCTTAATAAAAGCATCTTTACCGACTTTTAGCTGGTCTAAGTTAAACGCAGCAGATGCTATCTTTCTGTCGAGGTCTACACAATGAGAAAATAATGCTTTTTGCTCATCAGTTAGACTATCGTGGTCATACTCTACATTGTTAATGAAAACTGGGGTTGTTTTTTTCTCGCCCATATCATTCTCCTTTGTGGTTAAAAAACTATTGGCTGGCGGCTTCTAGCGGTGCAAGGTCATATCCCTCATACATATCAGCTTTGGCTAATTGGATGAGCAAGTGGTCTTTATTCCGCTTTAAGCAGTCTGCCCAATCTTCATCGGTCATGTCATCAGGTTGCCCAGCGTTAATCAATGCCACGCTATCAAGTGCGGCAGAATAATGCCTTGCTACTTCTTCGGGTGTTGGTTTGTTGTCAATTACATCAGTCATTTACTTCTCCTTATTTATTAAGTTGTGCTTTAAGGCTATCTACTTTGTGGACTGCTTCAAGAGCTACAAGTTCAGCCAATTCTAAGTCATCAAACAGTCCAACATAAATGCTTTTATTGTTGCGCCTAAAAGATACTTCATATTTTCCGCAACTATGCTTGTGAACATTTTTAATGCCAGTTTTATTGTTACTAAAAATACCTCTGTTAATAGAATTTTCTGACCTTGTTGTCTGCTTTAGGTTGTCAATACTATTGTCGGTTTTTACTCGGTTTACATGGTCTATTTCTTTTGGCATAAACCCATGTTCAATCAAATAAACCAAGTTATGAGCTAAATAAGATTTGCCATCTACAAATACCCGAATATAGCCATCTTTGCCAATAGTGCCAGCTTTATCGCCAATTTTGATTCTTTTGGCTTTGCTGACTTTCCAGACTAAATGACCGCCTACGCAGTCAAATAGCTGTTTGGCATATTCTTGAGTAATCATGGATGACTAGCCTTATAAACATCAAACTCAGCCTTTAACTCCTGTATGGCGGCTGTTAGTGTAGCAACTAAGAATGATGTATCAACACCTTGATATTTTGGATTGCCTTCTGAATCCACAGCATCTTTTTCACCAGTAACAGCATCAGGGCAAACTTCTGCTAGTTCATGAGCAATGAAACCTTGACTTTGTTCGCCTGTTTCTTTCCATGTATAAGTGCATGGTTTTAATTGTGCGACTTTGGATAAAGCACCTGTCATTGGTGCAATGTTTTCTTTTAATCGATAGTCCGATGTTGTGTTGTAAGCAACAGCAGTATTGTTATTGTTAGATATAGAACCTCTAAATGTGCCACCAGTTAAAAAACCAATAAAAGCGGAAGCATTTGCAGAAGCTGTGTCATTGATACCAATGCCCCCTCTAGCAGTTCCATTGTAATCTAAAGATAACTGACCACTATTTCTTTGTGTAACAGTATTTAAATAAGCATCTGCACTATTAAAGAAAAATCTAGGATTCCCATCTCCATCACTCAGCACAATGTAGTTAGATGCTGTGCGGATGTCTAAGCCACCTTGGTTGCCTGTATAACGACCTAATATTGTGTTGTTCGCACCAGTAGTAATTGCTGAACCAGCATTTTGACCAATGAATGTGCAGTTATATCCTGTTGTTAAAGCTAAACCAGCATTGCTTCCTACTGCGGTATTTTGATAATAAGCGCCTGTTGATGCGTATAAAGCACGATAGCCAATAGCAGTTTGATTATTATCAGTAGAAGCATAACCAGCTTGATAACCAAAGAAAGCGTTTGAATTTCCAGTAGTATTACTATATCCAGCTTGATAACCTACTGCTGTGTTGTTAGATGCGGTGGTGTTTGAATACAAAGCATCTTTACCAAAAGCACAGTTATAGTTACCAGTTGTGTTTTTTTCCAATGCTGATACACCAAACGCATTGTTAGCAGTAGTGCCACTATTTGTTAACAAAGCATTTGCACCAAAAGCACAGTTAAATAAACCAGTAGTATTTGTTTTACCAGCTTGGTAACCAAAAGAAGCGTTATATACACCTGTTGTATTTGAATAACCAGCTTGATAGCCAAAAGAATCTACAGGTGAACCAGTAGTATTACTATACCCAGCCTGATAACCTACTGCTGTGTTGTTAGATGCGGTGGTGTTGGATGCTAAAGCACATACACCTAAAGCGGTATTGTTAGAACCTGTCGTATTTCTACGCATAGTTGGGTCATTTGTTCCATCCCCACCACCTACTGCTGTATTGTTTGTTCCTGAAGTATTAGCATAGAAAGTATTACCACCACCAATAGCAGTATTCCAAGATGCGGTATTGTTATATCCAGTAGCAGAACCAATCATAATATTAGCTTGACCAGTTGTATTTGCTTGACCAGCTAAATATCCAACACCAACATTGTTTACCCCTGTTGTATTTGATGCTAAAGAATTTCCACCAATAGCTGTATTTTGTCCTGAACCACTATTAGAACCAGATAAAGCACTAGCACCTACCGCAGTATTGGTCGATACAGCACCACCACCCTTACCAACAGTTAATCCGCTAATAGAAGCATCATTAGCTGTCGTTAGCGTTGTTCCGTTAAAGGTTAGGTTTGCGGAATCAGCTAATAATCCACCTGTACTTGCGTAGGTTACTCTGCCGCTAGTTAGGCTAGACAGAGTTGCAGTTGTACCAGCAATAGTAGCGCCAGCACCAAGAATTTGCACAGGAGACGAAGCAGCGTTACCGACCCAGACTTTTTTGTCGGTGACATTGACTGCAGCTTCGCCCTGTACCAGAGTACTTGGTGCGGCTGCGGCAGTTACGCTGTTTTTAAGTTTTAAGGTTGTAGGCATAATTTATCTTCCTAAGTGTAGCACATTTTTAAAGTTTTGTCAAGTGTTTTTAGAAACTTCCACCATCAATCGTACCGTCAATATCAGCACCAGCAACTGTAGAACTTGCTGTAAAAGCACTAGTTCCATTTCCTTTTAAATACCCAGTTAAAGTAGTTGCTCCACTACCGCCATTGGCAACAGGTAAAGTACCACTAACCTGAGTGGCAAGACTTACCCCAGAAAGGGTTCCCCCAAGTGTTAAATTACCAGTAGAAGTAACTGTTCCAGTTAAAGTAAGACCATTAACTGTTCCTGTTCCGCCAACACTAGTAACTGTTCCTGAACCTGTTCCAGCGCCAATAGCAGTTCTAAATGTCGATGCGTCTAAAGATGAAACACTATTATCAGCATTAAATCTTGGAAATGTAATAGCACTTGGGTTGGTTAAAGTAAATAAATTACCACCAACTGTTGTTGCACCTAAATTAGTTCTAGCTGCTGATGCTGTAGATGCTCCTGTACCACCATCGGCTACTGCTAAATCAGTAATACCAGTTATAGAACCACCAGTAATAGATACTGAACTAGATGCCTGAGTAGCAATAGAACCTAAACCTAAGTTAGTTCTAGCAGTTGATGTTGATGGTAAATCGCTTAAATTACTAGCTTTTGCTAAGAAACTGGTTCCAGCAGCATAGGCATCTACCCAGACAGAGCCGGTATAGACACGCATTGCTCCGTCAGTACTATTAAAATATAAGGCACCAGCAACTAAGGCATTACCATCGTTATCTAATGTAGGATTAGAAGTCTTAGAGCCTAAGTATCTATCATCAAAGTTATCGTAAGCAGTTAATGTCTGGTCTCTAGCTGTTTCTGCGGCTGTTTGTGCTGCAGATGCGTTAGTTGCTGCTGTTGATGCAGTTGATGCGCTGTTACTAGCGTTGGTTGCCGATGTAGACGCTGCTGATGCTGACGATGCTGCATTAGTTGCTGAAGTACTAGCATTACTGGCTTGTGTTGTTGCCGTGGACGCAGACGATGTTGCTGATGATGCGGATGCACTTGCATTGCTTGCTGATGTTGATGCTGACGAGGCGCTGTTGCTTGCATTAGTGGCTGCTGTTGATGCTGTAGAAGCCGATGCTGCTGCGTTTGTCTCGCTTGTGCCTGCATTAGTTGCTGCACTCGTAGCAGTTGACGCAGAGGACGATGCAGATGATGCTGAACTAGCTGCGTTAGTTGCTGAAGTACTAGCATTGCTTGCACTTGTGGATGCTGATGATGCACTGTTACTAGCGTTTGTTGCAGATGTTGATGCCGACGATGCTGACGATGCTGCATTGGTTGCTGAAGTGCTTGCTGCTGATGCTGAATTCGCTGCATCGCTAACTGCAGAGCCAATACTGGCTACTGAAGCGGCTGCGGATGATGCTGACGATGCTGCTGCAGTTGCACTATTTGAGGCATTCGTTGCTGCGGTTGACGCTGTTGATGCAGATGCTTGTGCTTGATTCTTTGATACTTCTGCTGCATTGGCTGCGGCAGTAGCTAAAACTGCTTGACTAGAAGCATCATTTGTAGCATCTCCTGCACCACCGGGTCCCCGATATAGGCTCAAAGTAATCTCCTATGTTTGTCTAAATACACTCATGGAATGCACTTAAACAAACTCCCTAGCCGAAGCTAAGGAGCTTGAGTAGCCTATATTAGGCGTTTACTGCGAGTACGAAGCCAGCTTCTGGGCGAACTGTCTTCACGCCAAACAATGTGTCAGCAGTGTAGAGAGTCGACAAGTATTCTTGCTTGTACTGAGTCTGTGAACGAACACCAAGTTGCTCTGCGAATACCATAGTATCAGTATGGAACAAGAGAGCAGCTTTAACTGCGTCACCAACAGAGTTAGCTGCAGCGGTCTCAATAACAGGCATATTGCTCGATACATAAATATCGATACCATATAGCTTGCCGATTTGACCATTCTGTACACCACGACCATCAACGAAGTCAGAGCTGTTGTAACGGTCAACGCCCATGATTGCATTGCGGAGTGATGGAGGAATTGCAAACTTACGACCATCCATTGGTACATCAGCATCGTCCATCAACTGGATGAGCTTACGGAAACCAGCATCGGTGAATACATCGGAAGTAATAACGGTGTCTTCTGCGTACAGAGTTAAACCAGTAGTTGCATCGATGTAATATGAAGTGCTATGTGTCCAGTCAGAGCCGTCACCATCACCGAAGGACTTACCTAAAGCGATGAGTGTGTCGTCAACTTTCTTAGCCAAAGCGTAACCAGCATCTTCAGTGTAGAACGAACGCAAAGAAGACAATGCTTGAGTCTCGACGATGTCTTCAATGAAACGGCTATACTCGAAGTGTTGGTCGATGAGAACTTGTACTTCGCTCTCGGTGTTAGCTTGAATGGTTACTGCAGTGTTAGCTGCTTTAGCCGCTGCTACGCCACGAGTTGGCTTAGGAATATGCAATGTGTCGCCTTTTTTGCCTTTGAAAGACATCTTACGGACGAGGTTTGCAAGAACTAAGTTTGCTTTGTATGCAGCGATGACTTCATCAGACCAGATTTCTGGAATGAACTTGTCTGCTGCGGTTTTGTTAACGATAGATGTACTACCGCCGGGGTATGTTACTGCTGCCATGATTAATTTCCTTTATAAATTATTAAGTCTAAAATTACTTAACTCTCCCTTCGCTATAAGCCATCAAGATTTCATCCTGAAGTGCTTCATAACGACTAGGGTCGGTCAGTTTCAATTTAATTAGGTCTGCTCGACGATATACTTTCCTGCTCGTCTCTCCAGCACCACCAACATCAACAGAGGCAGCCTTCATTGCTTGTTCTTGAGCTTTGCTTTCTACTGCTGCAGTTTGAGTCGTTTGAGTTTGCTGTTTGATTTGCTTTAGTTCTTTGTAAGTACTAAGCAACTCATCGGCGGCATCAAAGTCAAATTCTGCATCAGCTTTAGCAAACAAGTTCAGTCGAATCTTAGAAGATTTAACCCAATCTTGGAATCCAGTATCTTGTGCGATAGTGGTGAAATCGGGATGTTTAGCCGACAGTTGTTGTGCCGTCTTCATCTTCTTCATTTCTAATGCTGCTTGTCTAGCTTCAATTACAGCAGGGTGCTTCTCTACTTGTCTGTTGACAGCCTGTTTAGGGTCTACAAAAAAGTCTTCTTCAAGCGATTCTTCAATAGGCGCTGTTTCTTTTGTTCGAGCTTCGAGTTGTTGTTTTAAAAGCTGGTCTGCAAGACTTCGTACCTCGTGAACCTCGTTTGCTTGACGACCAATGAGCTTTTCAGCTTCTTGGTGCATCTTTGCAATTTCTATGGCGGACTTACCTCTATACTTCTCTGGTAACTCTTCAACTGGTTCTTGTTTAACTTCAGGTTGTGCGTCGGTTGTCGGCGCCTCTGGAGTTGTAACATCTTGTACTACTTCTTGCTCATTGCTTTCAAACAGTTCGTCTTCTTGAATAAAGTTTGCTGCCATTTAAAGTCTCCTGTCACCGAATCAAGTGATTTTAGGATTAATAATCTGAGGCTTTACCTGCGGTAAAGGTATCTCAGGCGTTTTGCTTTGCTTCTTGCTTCTGTTTGTCTTCGTGCCTTTTCGCCCATCTATCATAGGCGGAGACGAAGACTGGGTCAGTACCATCCAAACTAATTCTTATAGGAGAAATAATTCGGTTAGCATCTAACCCGCATTCACAGTGAATCGTTGTTGTTTCATCTCCAACAAAACTCTCTGTGATATGTCCTTCGGAGCATTTAAAGTCATATAACTTCCTACTCATTCGCCGTGTCTCCCGACAAGAGCTGTTCGTAGGACTGCTCGGATACATCTTTAAGACTGAGAAGCCATTGGAGTATGTCCAACTGTCCTCGCTTTAGATGCAAATCTGCTTCAGTTTGGATTGGTAAGACATTGTTTAAGGAATTGAACATTGTCTGTGCATCTTCCATTAAGTCTTGCCAACCTTGAGTAGCCGTCATTGAAAAGCGGTTCTCATAGTATTCTTGTAGTTTTTTATCTATCATTCTTTATCCTTGTGGAGAATGTATGTAAGCACTCACTTACATTTATAGCGGTATTTTACCACAACTTTGCTAAAAAGTCAAGTGTTTTTTATTGTGTTCGTTGTTTTTGCATCTGTAGCTCTACAATCTTGCCTTTATTCTTAATATCGGCTTCTTTGAGCATCAGTTCTGCTATCTTGGCTCTCTTTGCAAACTCAGATTCTTGGTTTTTACCATCAATGTTGGTAGAAAGTGAGCTAATGACCTTAGCACGAAGCTCTTCAGGCATCAATTGGGTCTCTACAACAGTCTTAGCCGCCTCTGCAGAGTCTCTTTGCGCCCTAGCCTGTAGCGACTGGGTGGTTGCCTGAGCCTGCTCCATCTGCAATTGCTGTGTCATCTGAGCCATTTGAGCCTGTTGTGGGTCTGGTTGACTCATTTGGGTCAATGCTTGCTCTAATTCAGCCCGATTGGATAGGCTAGAGTTACCAATAATACCTTTGAGGATGATTGGCAGTACTGGAGTATTTGGTCCAAGGGTCTGTAACAAGCCAATTAGCTGCTGTTGTTCGTATTCACGAGCCATAATACCCAAGGTCGCAGTAGGAATGAACTTCATATCTACCGATGGATAACGCTCAGGGTCAAACTGCATATATCGGAAGGCTGCTTTCTTGATTAACGGAACCATGAAGTCTTCTTGAAAGTTCGTTAAGGTGCGTTTGTACTTCTTGATGATGCCAGCCATTGCCATAGACATACCGGCTCCAGAAGCGTCTCTGGAAGCCTGTGACACAACTCCTTGGCTATCTAGGGTTCCAGTTGCCATGAGGAGCATACGCTCGAACTCTTTCGAGGTAGCGAAGTTCTCAGGGCTAGTCTGACCGAACTTGAATGGCATCATAATCTCAGCAGGATTGCCATTGGTCAAGAGTGCTTTACCGGGCTTGACTTCAAAGCGTGAGCCACGGGGTAGACGAGTCGCATCAATAGCAATCATTGGTGCGGTTGTCAATGCTAAACTGTCTAGGTGACTGCGTAGCTGTGCATCAATAGCCTTTTGCATATTATAGGCTTTCTCTACTGTACCACGACCCCAGAAACGATTAGGAACTGTATCGTCTTGGTAGGCGATAACAGGTCGGTCTTGCATCATGTAGGGATTCTTCTCAGCCTTCAGGAGCAATCCGTCGTTAGCAATCACGACAATAGCCTCTACAAGGTCGCTATAACTGTCAGCGGTGCTATCTTCAGGGAAGAGGTCAACTACTTCTTCGCCTTCGTTCTCAAGTTGTTCTAGGTACTCTCTAGGTACTAAACCGTAGTAGGTTAAGAGTTTAACTTTGTCGTCTTGATATTGAACTACTTCTTGAGTAACTTCTAAGTCATCGTCATTGCCAGCAGGTCCGATGTCTACCTTGCGATAGATACCCTTCTCCATGCCTTCAACTACTTTGTGAATAGACACAAACTTCTCAACTGCACAGCCCATTGCATCCTCAATCGAGGTAGCGTTGGGGTCAATGAGGAAGTTCTTAGGATTAACAGGAACAACCTTAACGCAGAAGTATTCTTTCTCCTGTACGCCATAGGCTGCTTGGGTACTGCCGGGCATAGGCATCGTTGCAGGAACAAACTCTTTCTCTTGCTTAACGATAATCTCGCCGATACCAGTACCATAAATCTCTGCCATCAATTCTACTTGGTCAACAGCCTTACGAATCTTATGTCGCTCAAGGTCTTCTTTGAGTTGCACCTTGATTGCTTCAACATCCATTGGATTGTTGTTGTAATCTCGTACATCGTCCTTGATGTCGAAGAACTCTCCGTTACCAAAGATTGCTTCCATAATCTCAGCGTGTCGTGTTTCAACAGCTTGCTGTGTAGCTGGGCTGATTAAGCGGCTACGCTCAGACTCTCGTGTCTTGTCTTCGTCTGCCCAGATTCCACGGAAGATTCTTTCGTATTCTTTCCAGTATTCTAGGTAGTTCTCATCACGAGAATCTCTCCAGCGGTCACAATGTTGTATGACGAATGCGGTAAGTTCTTTATCCGCCTCAGATGGTTCTTCCCATTGAGTGCCTTCGTTCATGTCCATATTTTCAGCCATAGTTTTCCTTTAGTATCCTGAAACCACATCTAATGCTTGCCAATCGTCTTCTTCGTTGTCAATACTGTAACTTGTTACCGCTAGTTGGTCGATATAGCTTAGAGCATCGGGTAAGTCGTCATGTACCTGTGGGGTAGGGAACATGAGCAACTGGTCAACAAACTCTTCAAAGTCTTCATCGGCATTCAGTACCACTCGTCCATGCTCAAAGCGACCTTGCAAAGCCCAAACAATCCTATCTACTTTTTTCTTGTTGCCATGCGTCAAATCTAAGATATGAGCGTAACAGTTGTTCTTTCGCATCAAATCACTGAGGTAAGGCAATACTGCATTCTTTAGCGCCCCTCGCTCGATGCCAACTGCTAGAGGTTCATACTCTCTAATATTCTTTAAGATATTGAGTGCGGTAGTCTGGATGTCCCAACGACCAGCTTCAATCTTCTCTACAAACCATGTACCATCGTCGGTGACTTTTACCACGGCGATAGCGGATTGGTCTAGTCTTTTCTTGGTAGCGTTAGCGCTTTTAGCAACATCTTCAAAGCCAGCTAAGTCTACTGCGATATACCAAGACCCAATATCAGGTTCTTCACCAAACTTAATCCACTCTTCTTTAAATAATCCTGCACCAGCATTATTGAAGGAAGACAGGTATTCTTGTCCGAATGCAAAGGAGCTTAGTGTTCGCTTTGCAGCCTCAATCTCTTTGGGGTCAATCGTTTCATTGTCAGCGGTGGTAAAGTGCCACGACTTCCAATCCTCATCTACACCACTCTGTCCTAATTGAAACCACTCATAAAAGTGGTTACGACCAGAAGGAGTAGAGATAAACATGGCTCTACCTTTTTTATCCGATAGAGCAGCACGAAGTACTCGCTCCCAAATCTCTGACTTGATAAAGGCAACTTCGTCCATTACCAAGTACGACAAAGACACACCACGCAATGAGTCTTGGTTGTCAGCGCCTCGAATGAGGATTTTTCTGCCGTTCACCAAACTAATCTCAAGGTTGTTGATGTGAGCAGATTTGATGACAGGCTTACCTAAGTCCATCAACAAGTCCCACATAATCGTTCTTGCTTGTCCGAGGGTTGGTGCAACATACATCACACTAGAACCTTCAGGACAGTTTAACCCTTCAATCAATAGGGTTACTGCAGATAACCTAGACTTTCCACAGCGACGACCAGCAGCAATCACTTTGAATCGAGTCTGGTCCTTAAATACTGTTTGTTGCCACTTGAGCAGTTTAAAGTCAAGATTCATCAATGTCCTTAATTGTTACATCGGTGACATCGTTATCAATCACTTCTTCTGCTTCTATCGTTGGACTAGTCAGTCCACTAATGTTAATACTAATCTGCGGAGTACCGCCACCGTTCTTACCTTCAAAGCCTGAGAGTGGTAACAATCGTTCTCCACAGAACTTTAGCATCGCTCCCTGTGCTGGGTGTCCATCTTGTAGCGCAGTTGTGATAATCTTCTCAATCACACTATCGCCATGCGTTGCCAACAGCCTTGCTCTAAACTCTGCAATTCTTGCTGCGTCGCCGGGCGGTCTGCCCACCACGCCGGGATTCTTCTTCTTGGCGAGAGCCTTGTTGGAGGGACGACCACGAACAGGTTTACCATCGACTACTTTGCGTCTAACCAACTTTGGTCGCTTCTTCTTTAAGACAGAACCATCGTCTAGCGACTGTGCATCTTCGGTAGATAATTGTTTTTCAACTTCTAACATAACGCCTTTTTATCCTTTAAGGAAAGACAAAGAAAAGAAAAAACTCAAAGCCCTATTAGTACTATAGTGCGCTGCCGTTAGGCTGTAGTTCGCTATCAGGGGGTTTCTTGGTAATTGTTTTTCACCAAGTGGTTTAGAGGTGGTTTAGTGTGCTATAATAATTCACTGCTTGCAGGGCTTACACGATTCTTTATAGTGTGTTGCTTGAACTTGTAAGGCGATTTTAGCACATTTTTGTTATTTTGTCAAGCATTATTTTTACACCTCTTATAAAACAACAACATAGATACCTGCATTATCACCTACGGCTGAGCAGATTCAGCGGGTCTGCACTGGCGATATAGGTCTCCGCTGGGGACAACATTGACCTCCTACGGAGTGAGCATTTCCACTGACTCTGTCCCTATTTTATTCTTCTTTATTAATCAATGACATACAACATCATTGACTATGTCCCTTTTTTAGCAATTACCATAGTCCTATTTTACTTTTTTGTATGCTATGGTGGCTCCGCCAACATTACACAACATAGTCTATCCCTCCCCCCTATGTTGTTTTTATACAACACTTTAGCGAAGTAAGCACTCACTTACACGGCTATGCACCAATATAGTGCAGTGCTGTAAGTAAGCGCTCACTTCATAGCGATAGAGAAAAACTATTGACCTGTGTAGGCGATAGAGAATGTATATGGGGCGATGATGCACCTATTTAGTGCAACCTTGCACCAACATAGACCATGGACACAAGCTATTGACAACGATACTCAATAGATAAATACAATCAAAACCTAGGGTTTATCCCTATTTGACAATAGTGCTAATAATACATAATTGATACTGTAGTATTTAATTAATCACTAATCAGGAGCTAAAATTATGAGCGCATTAATATATCAGCAGGTCACCGATAAAATCATTGCCGAGCTAGAAAGTGGCAAGTTACCCAGCTGGGTTAAGAATTGGAGCGGCGAAGCCGGCGCCGATTGCAATGTTATTACTAAGAAAACCTATAGCGGCATTAATACAATCATTCTCGGCATGAGCGGGTTCAAATCACCGTATTGGGGTACTTATAAGCAATGGCTAAGTATTGGAGCCACAATCAATAAGGACCAATTTAATAAGTATCAATGCATTGTTTTCTATTCACCGGTAAAAGCGGCGAAAAAAGAGCAGGATAGCGACGAAAAGCAGCAAGTATATAAAGTAATGAGATATTTTAGGGTTTACAATGCCGAGCAGGTTACCGGGTTTGAAGCGCCAACAATGCCAGCGCCAAAGGTTTTTAATGATGTTGCCAGCATTGAAGCGCTTACGGTTAAGAGCGGCGTACAATTACAATTTGGCGGCGATAGAGCGTACTATTCACCGTCACAAGATTATGTTGCTATGCCGCATAAGTTACAATTTAATAGTGAAGCAAGCTATTATGCAACGCTATTGCATGAGCTAGCGCACTGGAGCGGTCACAAATCCCGCCTCGATAGAGATTTGAGCGGTAGATTTGGTAATGAAGCATACGCCGCAGAAGAGCTAATAGCCGAGTTAAGCGCCGCATTTTTATGCGCTAGGTTTAGTATCGCCGGTGAATTGCGTCATTCTAGCTATATTGCTTCATGGTTACGGGTACTTAAAAACGATAATAAAGCAATATTTAAAGCGGCGGCATTAGCACAAAAAGCCGCTGATTATTTGGCTGGGTTTGCCGGTGAAGTAGTCACCGAAGTATCAGAAGAGCTAGAAGCGGCATAATAAGGGTTTATCCTAGTATCGCTGTATTGGGTACTAGGATTATCCTATTTTCAGTATCCTAAAATTGGAGGGTTTAAAAATGAGTAACTATAAATTATTAAATGTTGATAGCAATGCGAAAACCGTTAAAGGTCAAAAAGAGGGTTTTCTTACCGGCGTCCTATACTTAGCGCCATATAAATTAAGCGGGTTTAATACTTGCGCCATGGCTGATATAGCACAATGCGCTCATGCTTGCTTAAATACAGCGGGACGGGCAGGGATTATTAAAACCGGTGAAAGTACTAATCCAATACAGCAAGCTAGAATTCGTAAGACTAAGCAATTCTACACTGAGCGCCAGCACTTTATGCTTGAATTAGTTAAGGATATTAATAAACTAATTAAGCAAGCTAAGCGGGACGGGTTTATTCCCTTAGTGCGCTTAAATGGTACAAGTGATATTAAATGGGAAAATGTTACTTTTGATTATGAATTTATGTATGGCAAAATCCGCACGATTACAATTTTCGATTTATTCCCCGAAGTACAATTTTACGATTATACGAAAATACCAAATAGAAAAGAATTACCTAAGAATTACGATTTAACATTTAGCTATAGTGGCGTATCTGCTTATCAAAAATACGCAAAACAAGCTATTGATTCGGGAATGAGATTAGCTGTAGTTTTCCGGTTACAGGATAAAATCCCGTCGCATTATTTGGGTTTGCCTTGTGTTGACGGTGACAATACAGATATCCGGCATTTAGACCCTAAGCGCTCCATTGTCGCATTGTATGCTAAGGGTAAAGCTAAGAAGGATTACAGCGGCTTCGTTATTGACATTAAACCGGTTTAAGTATTAACCTATAGGCGCTTATCTTAGGCGCTTATGGGATTAGTATTTTGCTAATCGTTAACCTATTACTAGGAGGTATTGCCATGTTATATGAATATGATTTTACCGGTAGAAAACCGAGCATTGTACAAGTTAAAAAACAAGTAAGCGAAGGTATTAAACAGAATGCTAGTATGATTTTAATTAGCTGGGGAGAAAACCGGATAGATATTGAGCGGTCATATAACGGCGCTCAGTGGCTGGGGTACGGCTGGATTAAGAGTATATCCGGTTATGATATTGCGGAAGGTTTAAACCATGATTAAATCATTGCTATTAACCGGTGTATGCTTATATACTTGCATTGCTGCTGTAATCTCTATTGTATTCTATTTATAGGAGGGTTTAATTATGAGTTTATTACAAGAGATTGGAAAATACGGTTTAGCTGATTGTGAATTTAATCGAGGTTTACCCGCTAATAAGTGGTATTGCGTTGATGTTAAAGGGGAATTATGGCTTATTGGTGAATATAAAACCGAATACGAGGCACGACACAACGCACGATTACATGGGCATGATGTTGTTTGGTTAGTAGATGATAAAACGGCTAAACAATGGTTTAATACACTTTATGAGGCTAAATATGACACGCTATGAAATGCAATACCAAATATGGACTGACTTAGGTTACTTAGATAAACCCGTCAATAGGTCAAAAGAGCAATATTTTCAGCACCTTTGGCGCTTATCTGATGATGAGCTATTTAAGTTATGGATGAATATTCACAATGCTAGAGAGGCATATAAACAATGAAAACACTATATTGGTGGTTATGTTTTTACCTAATTTTAGCCTATGTTGTCTATCACCTTATTGGAGTGGCTTTATGTTATACTTGGGAATACCTCTAAAACGCTCTAAAACGGCGTATACGGGGTTTTCTTAGGTGAGGTAAGGGGTAGCCCTATGCTACTATGTTTTTATTGAATAGAGAGGCTTTTTATGAATTACAACAATAATCGATATTACGAACCAGAAGACGGGGATTTTGACGAAGATGCTTTTAACGAATCGGTGGATTGTTTATTGGCTAGTGATGGGCAGTGCTATTGGGCTGATTCTGATAATTGGGCTGAGGCACTAAGCCAATTGGAGTTAAGCGAGGATTATGAACCCGATAGCGCACCTGCTGAGGTTATAGACAAGGTTAAGGCTTATTGGTTAGATATTGCTCAGAATATTGCTGAAGGAGATTTTTAAGATGCGATGCCAATGTTGTAATACCATGTTGACAGACTATGAGGCAACGATTAAACACGCTATCACTCGAAAGTATTTAGAGATATGTAGCGATTGTCTAAAGACGATTGAGGCGCATATACCAATACAGGTAAGACAAGACCTTATGGCTGAGTCGGATACTGCGCTATCAGAGTCGTTAGTTGATGATAACGGGTATATTGATGGTGGTTTAGATGCGGAAGACCCTGAAGACTATTGGACTGATTGGGACAATCGATAATGCACTCGCTTGCGGGTAATATAGGTATCGTTATAGTTAATATAGTCTATGTCGTAACTGTGAATATAGACTACTAACAATTAACATAAAGAAACAATCAACGATAGTCTATGTTGTTTACCTATATAGTTATTATACTGCACTTTTGAATTGTTGTCAAGTAGTTTATTTTTGTCTTAGGTATTGACTTTTGGGTGGTTATGTCTTTTAATTGGTAGTGTCTTTTAACTAACGGGGTATTTATGAATCAAAGCCACAACGAAGAAGCTCGGTATCACTTTATTATGATGGATTTTGTTGATTTAATTGGTGATTATGGCTATGACAAGGTCATGGACGATTTATCTACTGCGATTGCTGATAAGGTTAATAGACTTGTTGGAAGAGCAGTAGCGGAAGAGATTGATGAATAAAATGGGTATGGAGTTGATTACAGACCATGAGCGTTCGGCAAAGTGGAACCATGAAGAAAATACTTGGGATGTTGCTGACAAGATGGTATTCCAATGGAAGAACAAAACCGAACAATCACCTAAATTTAGTATTTTGCATGATGCGTTAGATTGGATGATTGCAAGGAACTCATGAAAGAGATTATTTTTGTTGGAGTGTTTGCGCTCGGTGTTGTATGTGGCTGGGTTGCTAATCAGGTTGATTTTGACCACGCTGGTTGTGATGATTACTCCGGCAAATATCAACGCTATGAGGCTTGGCTAAGTGTTAAAGATGGGACTTATCGTTGCTTTTGGATTGAGAAAGATTATCCGCATCGTGTTAAGATGCAGGGCGTTATTGATGTTAAGTAATGTAAACATAAATCAGTGTTTTTGTAAATAATACGATACATTAGGAATGTTATGACTAAGAAAACCAGAGCAATGCTTGAGGCTGAGAACGATGAATTGCGCAGAGGAATCATACCGGATGGTTATGTTTTCCTTTGCATTCACTGTGCAAAAGAGTTAAAATTGTTTGAAGGGACTGAAGATGGTGTGGAAGTGTCCACCACTAAACCTAGTGAATTGGAATAACTTTTGGAAATGGAGAAAACCAATGACAACTTTTACCAGCGAGGATAGAGAATTATGCGAACACGATTTGATGAAACAAATCAAGGCATTACAGGACGAACTAGTCAAAACACAAACCGAACTAGTTATGGCACTAGCCGAGGTGCAGGCACTTCGATGTCAACTCATTACGGCGGAGGGTTCAAGACATTGACCGAGAGTAAATTTTTATATCACATGGCTTGCGACGAGTGCGGTTCAAGCGATGGTAACGCTATGCACAGCGATGGACACACTTACTGCCATGTATGCCACACATACAAGGCTAGGACAGGTGAAATTACGAAAGACTACAAAAAACCAATGAATAAGGAACTAAACTTTTATGACAATGCTTCTTCTCGTAGTATCGTTAATCGTGGTATTACTTCGGCTACTTGCGTAGCTTACGGCGTTAAACAGGATGATGGCAAACACTACTATCCCTATTATGACATTGATGGCAAGATGGTTGCTATCAAAACTAGGTTGGTAGAAACCAAATCATTTAGCATTGCCGGTGACTTCAAAGAAGCTACACTCTTTGGACAGAATCTATTTACTAAATCAGGTCGCTACTTGACTATCTGTGAAGGTGAACTAGACGCTCTGGCTGCTTATCAGATGCAAGGTAGTAAATATCCTTGCGTTAGTATCCGCAGTGGCGCTAGTGGCGCTCTGAAGGACTGTAAAGCAGAATACGAATGGATTGATTCTTTTGAGAATATTATCTTATCGTTTGATGCGGATGAACCCGGACAGAAAGCAGCACAGGCTGTCGCCGAGTTGTTTGGTGGCAAAGTTAAAATCATGAAACATAAGACAGGATACAAAGATGCCTCTGATTATCTTGAAAATGATGCTAGTAAGGAATTTGTTGATACTTGGTGGGCTGCTGAATCTTACATACCTGATGGAATTATTCAAGGTAACACCCTCTGGGAATTGGTATCGTCTCCTATTGAGAAAGCTGATTGTGACTATCCGTATGACGGCGTTAATAAACTCACATACGGCATTCGTAAAGGGGAACTTGTCATGGTCACAGCAGGCTCTGGTCTTGGCAAATCTCAGTTCTTACGAGAAATCGTTTGGCATATCCTTAACAAGACTAGTGACAATGTCGGACTTATGTTTCTTGAAGAGGGAGTCCGCAAGACTGCTAGGTCGCTTATGTCTTTGGCGGTGAACAAACCCATTCACTTACCTGATGTTGAAGTTACTTCTGAGGAGTTAAAAGATGCTTTTGATAGAACTTTGGGAACTGACCGCCTGTATTTGTTTGACCATTTTGGCAGCACTTCTTTGGAAAACATTGTCAACCGAGTACGATATATGGCTAAAGGTCTTGGTTGTGGTTATGTCTTTCTTGACCATATTAGCATTATCGTTAGTGGCGGTGATGTTGGTGATGAACGGAAAGCTCTTGATGCTATTATGACTAAGCTACGCATGATTGTACAAGAGACCGGAATCAGTTTGATTTGTGTCTCACATCTAAAGCGTAACGAAGGTCGTGGACACGAGGAAGGCGCTGTTACATCCTTGGCACAGTTGCGTGGCTCAGGCGCTATCGCACAGCTCTCTGACATCGTGATTGGGCTAGAGCGTAATGGACAGGCTGAAGATATGATTGAACGCAATACCACTAGTGTCAGGGTGCTAAAGAATCGATTTAGTGGCTATACTGGCAATGCTGGCTCTTTGCTGTATAATGGACAAACCGGAAGAATGTTAGAGATAAAGGATACGCTATGAATAATGATTTAATTGAAAAAGCAAAACGCTATGCACAGACCGATGATTACCATGTCACTCGTAAAATCATCACTGATTTGTGTAACGAGATTGACCGATTGAAAGAACTCAACAAGAATGTGTTCAGTCGCATTCAAGACAATCAGGAAGTGTTTAAGAATGCAGAGCGATACAACTGGCTACGCAGTGCATCATGGGATGTCAATCCTGAGATTGCAGCGCCGTCAGTCATCCTGTGCAATGGCGACATGACTAAATGGCAATGGATGCTCGGTAAAGAGATTGATGAAGCGATTGACAAATATTTAGATAAGGAGTAATGATGACTACGAAGACAGTTAAACTAGATAGCTTTATTTGGATTGCCGAGAATGGTAGTCTTGAGTATGGTTTTTATATCGGCGATAGCGATGACCCGATTACATTTAAAAGCACACTCAAGGAAGTAATGCGTCAAACACTGGATGCATATTTTGTTCGTGGTGTTATCTGTCCGGACCATCGTAGTGATGTAGAACAACTAATCAAGAGTCTAAAAGCTGCTACGGCGTTGGCAGAACATGAACTGGAGCGCATGGGCGATGAATAAACTAGTTAATATTAATGGTCGTTTAATCAATCCCGATTCTGTTACTTACATTATTGATAGGGAGATTGTGTTTAACAACGGGCATCGTTGGGTCGCTACTGAACCTGAGATACAGGAACTATTGGCAGTGATGTTTGAGACACCGAGACCAGTATCAACTACACCAGTCGTTGCCAAGAAAGCAGTTAAGAAGAAATGACTCTCGAACATTACATTGTCGGAGCCACTGGCATTGGTTACTTAGTTGTTGGTGTTTTACAACTGAGCAAAGGCAGTATGTCTAACGCATTGATTTGGATAGGATATGCTGCAGCGCAAATTGGACTATGGATTAATCTTAAATGAAACTCAATAACGATAATCGTTTTGATATTGATTTGGAATACGGACAAATCTTTGAACAAAAGATTGCTGATATATTTCAGAGCAGTAAGATTGAAGTTAAGACCGAGCGAGATAAGTGGAATTCTACCGGTAACATTGTGATTGAATTTGAGAGTCGTGGACATCCTAGTGGCATTGCTGTAACACAATCAGACTTCTGGTTTCACAATCTAGCATTAAAAGGTGAACTAATCATGACGCTAGTATTTCCTGTAGCGGTGCTAAAGCGATATATAAAACAGAATAAGCCAAGAGTAGTGCGTGGTGGCGATGATAATACTTCTAAACTATACTTGATTAATCTTGCAGACTTGGTTACAATAATCGAATGAGAATCGTTCTTGATATTGAAACCAATTTATTTCCCGACAAGATTTGGTGTGTCGTTGCTCGTGACATTGATACAAACCAAGTGCATATTTGGCAGAACTTTGTTGGGCTGCAGAAGTTTCTAGACAGGGCAGAGCAGATTATCGCTCACAATGGAATCTTCTTTGATGTTCCTGTTCTAAAGAACTTATGGAAAATAACGATTGCGGAAGAAAAGATTGTTGACACTTTAGTGATGTCTCGCCTATATAATCCACAATTAGACGGCGGTCACAGTCTGTCTGAATGGGGTAAGCGTATCGGATTCTTTAAGAGTAGTTTTGAATCTTTTAATGGCGGTCTTACCCAAGAGATGCTTGACTATTGCATTCAAGATACATTAGTAACACAGAAACTGTATGAACATTTAACCAAGGAGATGTCAAATGATTATTCAAAAGAAAGTATCAAACTCGAACACGAAGTTGCGTTCATCATCGCAGAGCAAGAGCGAAGTGGATTCAGATTCGATGAAGCTAAAGCTCTACAATTACTATCTGTTCTTAAAACTAAGTTGGACGCTATTTGCGTTGAAATGCAGAGCATCTTTCCTGCCAAAGTCACATCTGGTCGCACCCACAAAACCACAGGTAGACCCCTTCCCGACATCGTGGAAGACTTCAATCCCGGAAGTCGCCAGCAAATCGCCGAAAGGCTCATTGAAAAAGGCTGGAAGCCGAAAAAGCGTACCCCGAAAGGCAACATCATCGTCGACGAAACTACGCTCGAAGGCATCGACATCCCAGAAGCGAAAGCCATCGCTGAATACCTGATGTTACAAAAGCGGATAGCACAGGTTGAAAGTTGGATTGATGCTATTCAAACTGATGGTCGTGTGCATGGACAGGTCATCACTAACGGCGCAGTCACTGGTCGTATGACACACCACAGTCCTAACATGGCGCAGGTTCCCAATAGTGGTAGTCCCTACGGTCCTGATTGCAGAGAACTTTGGACAGTTAAGAAAGGATATAAATTAGTTGGCATTGATGCAAGCGGTTTAGAATTGCGGATGTTGGCTCATTATATGAAAGACGATGCGTATACTACTGAAGTTGTATCAGGCGACATACACACAGCGAACCAAAAAGCAGCAGGGCTTGAAACAAGGAATCAAGCTAAGACTTTTATCTATGCATTCCTCTATGGTGCGGGAAGTGCCAAGATTGGGTCAATTGTTGGAGGTTCATCGAAAGAAGGACAAGCACTCATTACTAGTTTTCTACGCAACACGCCGAGGCTCAAAGCATTGCGGGAAAAAGTATCTCGTATCTACTCTCAGAAAGCGTGGCTACCGGGTCTTGACGGACGCAAGTTACTCGTTCGCTCGGAGCATTCAGCGCTCAACACGCTATTGCAAGGCGCAGGTGCGATAGCAATGAAACAGGCACTGGTGATATTCAATAAGCGTTTGCGCCAGTCACAGATTGATTATAAGTTCGTAGCCAATGTCCACGATGAGTGGCAGGTTGAAGTGGAAGAGAAGCGTGCAGACGAAGTCGGTAAACTAGGCGTACAGTCGATTACCGATGCTGGTGTGATATTAAATATGCGCTGTCCATTAAGTGGCGAATATCGTGTAGGTAATAACTGGAAAGAGACCCATTAATGGATAAAAATAAAGAAGACATAGTAGGGATGACTGTTGTTACCGCTTACAAAAATGGTACTTACAGTTTAGAATCCTCTTTTGACCTTGAAGAGACCTACGAATTATTAAAGGATGCTTTACTTGATATTGAGGATGGCACACTAGAGGCTAGTATTGATTACTCAACACAGACATTGCAGTAACTATTTCATATTATGGAATAGAGTAGTTGTAAGTTGTTGTATAATAGTAGTTGCAGTATTTCTAAAACCAGTTGTAGATAAGGAGAGTATTATGGAAATGAAACCAGTAAAAATTCAAGCAGAAGTTCAATGGGCTTTCTTTGACCGAGTCAATGAGATGAGTGGCAAGTTCCAATG